GTATGTATGTATGTATGTATGTATGTATGTATAAGCATACGATTTATATTTATTTTTTGCAATATCTTTTTAATACTTTTTTTCATTTTTTACCTTTCTTTCTATTCAAAAGATTCTATTACTTCGTATTCTAGAATTGGAACTCCGTTCAAGCAAATTTTACTATCTACATTTAAATTACCATGTATTATTGAAGTGTAATTTGGATCAGCAAGGCCATTGATACCTTGATGATAATTTCCATCATCATCTTGATAAAGGTCTTCTGCTATTTTTCCGTCAGTAACATTTGCGATTGTTTCAATGTAGCTTATTTGACCATCTGCATCAGTAACTCTTACTTTAATGTAATATCTTGTACCAACATTAAATCCTCCATTTGAACCATTTGCGTGAATCGCTATATTTTCTAATAAATAGTCTTGTAAACTGCCATTAGGATTACTATATTGCACATCAGTCAAAGGCAGTGTATATCCATCTCCACTCCACGTTTGTGAAGTATTAACCCAATATTTAATTTCTTTAATCTTATTTGCTATACCATCAGCACCAAATTTGTTGTAGAACAGTTTACCTGAAATAGTTATGTAAGTGTTTTTCTCTATACCATTATTTCTTCTAGTACTGACAATTGCTGTCGGATTCACATAATTTACTAGTTCACTAATCGTTTTAGTAATTGTATTATTCAAACCACGAGAATCATAAACTGTAATAGTAATTATATTACCGGTACCACCTACTAAATTAACACTATTATTTATATTTATTATATCAGCACTAATAGTACCCCATTTAACATTATATTTAGAAATAGTTGAATTGTTTTGTGGTACAGCTTCTTTTGTTATCTTAAAAACTATTGTTGATACTCCATTAATAACCACTTGATTATTATTTGTTAATTCTGTTAAATTTGCTGTATATTCCGAAGTTATATCATTTACAATTGGTTTTTCAGTTCCTTTAATTGAATATTTGTTACCATTTGTTCTAGTTTTAATACTAGAACCATATACAACTTTTACTTTATAATTACCATTTTGTGCATTTTTTATAGAATTATAATAATTATCAATTTGAATTTCACTATTAAATCCAGATAATGATGTACTACTTGTTGAACCTGTGGCTAATTCAATATCAGAATTTGATAGTATAGCAACATTTATATTTCTGCCGAGAGGATTATAAAAATGCAATGTGACAATATTTCCTATAATAAAATCAGGACTATTAGTGCAATATGGATAATCATAAGTGCTAAATGATGAAGTGTTGCTATTACTCCATAATTCACTATCCACTCTTCTACATTCAGCATACACGTTATGCGTTGAGTTTGCATTTAACCCATTTATGGTAAACTGCCCACTTGTTGCATTTCCACTAAATACATCTACCCATTCAGAAGATCCATCTAAATGATATCTAATCCAATTACATACTTCGGATGTACTCCATTCAAATGTTGCACTTGTTTCTGTTGCACTTACATATTTTAAACTAGGCGTATTTGTGAAATATGCTGGATCAACTGTCATACTAAAATCCCAACTAGCATCTCTACTTGCACCACTTGAAGAATATAATCTTATTTTTAAAGCTGTTGTTCCACTTGTCTTACCTGACACAACAAAATTACCAGTGTTGTATGTCAATGCCGAAGTCCATCTACTTGGAGATGCATTTTTGAGTGTAGTTGTAAATCTAGGACTAGATTCACCATTTACATAAATGTCTGCTTTAATTGGATAGCCGAAATAATGATTACCTGTAACAGCACTAATTGATATTCCAACACTATAAATCATATCAGCACCGCTTCTATAATGACCATAACTCGCAGTCATATATATATCAGGTGAACCGTTAGTCCATTTTAAAGCAGTATCAAAATCAGCCATTATTAATTACCACCTTCCATATAGTATTTAATTAAATGGTTTTTATTATTTATTTGCATTACATCTTCTATCCAACCATTTTTACTATCTATTGAGTCTTTAATCTCTACTTTTTCAGTACTTACAGCAATTGTTTGTGTACCTTCTTTATTTGTTTTAGAAATCAATCTTCCTAATGCCTTTCCATCGCTTGTCTCATATGTTAGGAATCCATCAGAACCTAAAATGGTTAATGTCCCATCACCTGTTGACCAAACTTTTAAACCTTGTCTAGACATTGTTAAAGTTGTTGAATATATTTCGCTCTGAGATGGTTCCCAAGGCTTTTTTTCGCCTGAATTAAGCATTAAATCGTATAAATAAAATGCTCCAGTTTCAGAATTGGTAGTTGCTGTTTCTATTTCTAATGTATAGTTCGAAGAAATAGAATTAAATAATATTGAATAATCAGTGAATTGTTGTTCACCGTTTATAACAATATCATCAAACGCCTTAATATCATGATTGTATGTGTCATACATTCTTATAATAGTTGTTGTTTCACTTTCTTGCTTAAAATAAAAACTTATACTATATTGAGTATTATCGTTTTTTAAACCTTCAATATTATCTATTGTTGTCTTAGCTAAAATATCTTGCAATTTTATTTCACTAACTGATATTGTACTTCCCATCGTTTTACTATTGTACGAATTACCCAATTCGGTATGATATGGTATATTACCATTATCTTCAAATTCCCATACTTTATCTGGCAATAAAAAAGCACTATTCTTTATTAAGTTAGTTCCACCAGTTATTTGAAATAAATTCTGAATTGTATTTACATTCATTATAGTTTGAGCTAGTAAAGAAGTTGTTTCATTTTGTTCTTCTGCAATTGATCTTATTTCTTGATTAATATGATCTACTTCTTGTCTGACTTTTCTAAATGCTTCTTTATTACTTCCAGCCAATTTGTAATTTGTACCACTTATTAAATCAACATTTAGTTTATAATTACTTCTCAATCTATTACTAGATTGCATATCTAAAATAACAGCTTTAACTAAGTTGCCATTTCTATCTTGAATAGTAATAATATCATTTAGTTCAAACATATATCCATCAATAAAATCATTTAACTGATAAGGTGTATAAGACAATCCAACGATATTATTAGCAACTTCTTCTGCTATTTCTTCTCTTACTAGATCAACAAACGGATTATCTTCAATTCTAATTTCAACTCTTTTTTCTGAAATTTCAGCAGGATAGATATAGTCATCATCTTTATTTTTCTTTCCTAACACTATTGTATTAATAGTTAAACTAGACTCTTCAGATATTTTCATATATCTACTTCTAACTATTACTTCATTAGTGAGTGTTGGCTTTTTAATGACTAAATTACCATAGTCATTAAAAAAGGCTGTTTCACCACCGATTTCTGCAAGTGATGCAATAACTTGTCTATTCGTAATAGATTCTACAAAATTAGGCTGTTTAAAATTATAATTAGCAAATCCAAAATCATTATTAGATAGCATTATAGATTTTTTAGTACATATTTCTTGAACTATTTCTAAACCAGTATGGGTTTGTCCATTAGACCAATCTAATAAAGATTCGTATTTATCATCTAAAAATTGTCCTTTATCTTGAATACTTTTAAAAGATATTGTTTTATTCGATATATTAGTCTGAATATCTTTTTCTTGAGGAATAAATATACCTTGAGGAATGTATTCAACCTCATTGCCAATATATATACCTTTATATATTGTTATTTCTTTTCCAACAAAGTCTATATTACCTTCTAAATTAAACATTTCAAAAGATGCAGTTTTAATTGGAAAGCAGCCAATTATTTTTGTTGCACTATGGTTAAATTTAGGAGATGTTTTTATAACATCTCCATAATATTCAACTCCATCTACTACTATTTTTACTTTAGGAGAAATTGATGAAGAATTAAGTATGTCAATATAATTATTACTAGGTCTTATCATATGTCATCAACATCCAATTGAATGAAGTGCACTTCTATAGGATCTTTCATCACTAAATCTCCATCAAGTAATCCAGCACTACACTTACTTACTGTCAAATACATATGTTTTGTAACAAAATCATATTCTTTAGCATCAAAATAAGTTAAAGTACACTCCTTTTTTTCTATTAACTTTAATAATCTAGATAAGTTTTGTCCATACCAACGATCTTTGTCATTAAATTCCGCATATAGTTTATTATTTAATCCTTTTACATCACGAACCATAGTCATATCATCACCACGACCTGATCCTTCTCCATCAAATTGACTATATTCATATCCAAAATCATCTGCAATAAATTCTTCACCATCAATTTTTAATAAATATTTATTATTCATGTTCTCCTCCTATGTTAATAATAAAATTTCTCCAGCATCGATTTGAGTTTGGTTAATCTTTTGGATGATGGTCTTACCATCTTCATACTTATGATAAATAGTCATTTCTATTTCTTGTTTGCCAGTTGATCCACCAATATCCTTCAATGCTTTTATGGTTTGTTCATAAATCTTGCTTTCTGGAGTAACAATTTCACCCTCACGAGTATTATCACCAATTATAGCTAATTGAGGATTATTTCTTTCAGCGTATCCACCATTTGCGAGTCTTTGAATATGACTAATATTTATACCTTTACCTCCGACTGCAGGAACCCAATCAGGTATTTGTATTTTGTTTAATCCATCTATAAATTTATTTAATCCATCAATAATCCAATTGATAGGAGTTTTAAATAGTCCTATTAAAGAATCCATTATTCCTCCAAAAATATCTTTTACACCATTCCAGGCTTTTTCCCAGTCTCCCGTGAAAACTCCAGTTATAAAGTTTAAAATACCTTTTATGGTTTTTAATAAACCGCTTATATAGTCAACTATAGAAGATATAATATCGTGAGCAACTTGTCCAATCCTATCTAAAATAGGAACTATTTTAGGAACTACATTTTGAATTATCCAATCAATTAAAGGTTTTAAAACTTGATTCCATAACAATTTTATAAAGTCTATTACTGCACCAATAAATCCTGCTACATTATCCCACAATGGTTTTAAATGATTATCCCATAGATCTTTAAATCTCTCAGCAGTCTTTTCAACAAAAGGTTGTATATATTTATTGTAAACATCTAGTGCTTTGCCAAATGAATCACTTATACCAGTTTTAAAGTCTTCAAAGAAAGGATGGATGTGTTCATCGTATAATTTTTTAATTGTTTCTCCTATGTGTGTGAAATTATCATTTAAAGTACCTGTGACTACTGATATAGGTTTTAAAATTCCTTCAAAAGTTGCTTTTATTTTATCAACATTGTCAATAATTGGTTGCACTAATACTGATTCCATATCTAATATGAATTGTCCAAAAGTTTCTTTAACTGACATTAACGGATTTAAAAACATACCTAATATATCTGAACCTATTTGTATAGCAGTATCACTAGTAAATATATCAGATATGCTTGCTAAGACTTCCCATAATTGACCAGTTAAATTTATTTGTTCAGTATTTATGGTAAACATAGTTGTAAAGAAATCTGCTATTCTTCCACTATTTTGACTTAAATAGAGTTCCATGCTTCCAATTAAACCTTCCATTATGTTAGTTCCTATTATAGCTATGGAACCTGCTATTTTACCTAAATTTAATGCTAATGTATCACTCCAATTACTAACACTAGATTGTAAATCTTTATCATTGAATATATCTAATAATGAATTTTTAATCCCTTTAGAAGATTTTATTATTTTATCAAATGACTTGTTATTCCATGTAAGTTTAAAACCTTGTTTGAATAAACTTTGAAGTTCTTTGAATTTATTAATTATTAAATCGAATGCATCAGCTACTTTTGGAACCGAATCTGTAACTTCTTCAAATGCTCCATTAGATATTCCTGAATTGGAACTTCCACCAGCACTAGCACCTCCACTTGTTCCACTAGAATCATTCTTAGTTGGTGCTACAACTTGTATCTCATCAACCTGAGCGAATGCCTTGTTGATTTTTTTAGCAGTTTTAGATGCAGAATCTCCTACATTTTCTATATCGTTAGAAGCATCAGATGCACTTGCACCTATTGAGTCAATCGAACTACTAGATTTACTCACTACATCTGGAAAATCAAAACCGAGCGACTTCATTAATGTTCCGATGGTATTAAAAAAACTTGTCACAGCGTTAATAGCAGTTGTTATTATTGGAATAAACATTTGCGCAATTGGAGCAATTACTTTACCAACGGCCACTTTGAGATTAGTAAATGCCATGTTTAATTGTGACATTTTACCACTAAAAGTATTAGTGTAAGCAGCTGCATCCCCAACCTGATTTTTTGTTTCTTGTATTATTCCGTTATATTCAGCTTCTATTTTTTGTGCTTGTGTCATGGCTTGTGTTGTAGTTCCATGAGCCTTAGCCCACTCTTCCCACATTTTAGCAACATTTTTAGTGACACCAGCATTATCTACTAGAATTGAATTTTCATTTTTTAAACCTTCTGTAGCTGTTACTACAGCTTCACCTAAATCATAGGAAGCCTGTCTACCAAACGCAGCACTATCTTTTAGCCTTGACATAGTGTTTTCAATTTGAGATGTATCATATCCTCTAGATAGTAGATTTTTATATGCTGTGGTTGCTTCTGATATAGAAACTAAACCATCTTTAGTATATTCCGTTATAAAATTTTGAGCTTGCTTAAATGAACCTCCAGTGCCTTGAATTATTGAATTTAATCCAGTCCAAGCTGATTGCATTTTAGAAGCTTCTTCTACTGAAGTAGTACCAAATTTAATTACAGTTCCTACGGCAAACGCTTTTGCAATAAATCCTCCTATTTTCCCCATAGAAGATGAAAATGCACTTTCAGCACTTGATGAAGAGTTTTTAATCCCTTGATTAAACTTCTTATCATTCAGTTCTAAATCCATATACACTGAACCAACATTATCTTTTGCCATGTTATCACCTACCTTCCCTATTTAAATATCTTAGAAAAGACAGAATTAATTTGGTCTTTAGATATATAAATCTTCTCACTTTTATTTTTAGAAGATTTTTCCCTTTTAAAATCAAACCATTCCTTTCTCATTTTCTTTTCTTGATTAGTCATACTATTAATTTTCTTTTGATCTTTTTCTGATCTTATTTGAACTGTATGCCCTAATGGTGTTTCAGCATTAAGGCCCACAAGTAATTGTCTATATTCTTCATATGAAATTGAATCTATCTCTTTATATAGTCTAATTCCATATTGTTGAGCAAAACTAGCTACTATTATGTCCCAATCAAACTTTTCATCATAGTATGATTCTGGGACTATTAGTTTTTTGAGTTTCTAGCTTCTTCCATTAATTTATTAGGATCTTCACCTGTAATTGCACCCATTATGCAATATGAAAGATAAATAGTCTTTTCTACTGATAAATCCATATCCATTATTTCGTTAGCAGCTTCAGCTCCCAATGCTAACGTATATATTTTTTTAGTTTTTTCAGTCTCTGCTAAAGTCTCATCTGCTTGAATCTCTTGAATCTTATCAAATGTTTTCTTTCTGTTATCTACAACATATAATTTATCTGTTATTTGAAGTTGTGGGAAATCATCTCCTGATAACATTTCTTTTGTTATTCCTGTTTCAATTATTCTTCTACTCATTTTCTTCTCTTTCTCCTTCTATATAAAAAATTGAGGGGATGCCATTTAGCATCCCCATATATCACTCCACCTAAGAAGCTGGAGTAAATACAGGTTTTCCTTTGCCTGTCAAATCTCCACTCAATGGAACCACATCAGTAGCACTACCTAATACATCGGTAATACCAACAATTGCAGTAAATGTTAATTCTGAATCATTTGGAAATACAACTTTGAAATCAGCTTCAGCGCTCTTACCGATTTGTAATCTTAAGCCATCTAAGTAATCATTACCAGTATCTCCTAAAGTTCTTTTGCCACTAAATGAACCAGTTAAAGCTTTTGCTGTTAATAAAGCATTTTGCCAACCATTATCAGCAATTGAATACCAAGTTTCAATATTGTTTTCAACACTTAAACTTACTTCTTCCATATCTGCAATATCAACATATTCAGTATTAACTTTTACTTGAAATTTACATTCAGCAACAGCCATTTGTCCTACAGTTACTGTAGCCATATTATCATCCTCTTTCTACATATAAATTCAATTCAATAGAATATTCATAAACATTTTTATCATCAGTTCCCAAATCAACAGGGTCTTCTGCAACCATGATTACAAATATTCTTTTTTCATCAATATAAAAAGTTCTTCCTTCGAAGAACTCATATATATCCTGTGCTTTAACTTCAGCACTATCTTTATTTTTAGTATATCTTAATAAAATAGTTATTGGCTTAATGTATGTACTTTTAGTTTTTTTACCACCTATAGTAGGTGAATAAGCTAATTCTCGTTTAGAATTATAAAAACATAATGCCTTTTCTTTATCATTATCTATCTTTCCAATAGACAATGAGTCGGTCCATCCATACTCACTTTTAAAGTAATCTTTAACTTTCTTTAATGTTAATTTCATTTTATTTTACTCCTAGCAATTCTTTTAAAAGCATTTGAAATAAATTTCTTTTTAGTTCCTCCAATATATGGCTCAAACCACATACCTCCAGCTTTTGGATTTTTATCAGTCTTAAAATTATATTCAGGATGATAATATAATCTTCTTGCATAAGGAGTATCAGAAACTATTGAAACTTTACCTTGCTTTTTCTCTTTATCATCTACATAAGTACTTCTATTTTGTAGTTGTCCAGTATCAAACGGCATTGTCTGACTACTTACTAGATCTGATTTGGTAGCATCAGCAGTTTCTACTAGTGCTTGTATCATCTTCTCTTTAATTAATCTAATGCCTTTATTATTAATTACTACTTTCATTACATCAACTCTAATTGAGTGCTATGAATTGTACCATCAGGATTGCGAGGTCTTGCCCCACTATAAATCTCATATTTTTTTTCATTAATAGTGATAACTCCATCACTTACTGATTTCAATGATGGAGCAATATCACCTTCAATGATAACTTTGCCAATTAACGCAACCTGCTTGCCTTCTGAATCTATAATTCTTTTAGAATGTTCACTAAATATACATTTTCCTTCATTTTCAACTGAAATAATTGGTTCTCCATCTTCTGTTATTCCTTCAGCATTCAAACATAAAGAATAATCAGTTTTAGCTAACCAACGAGGAAAAGGTAATTTTTTTATATTTTTAGCCATTATAAAATTCTATCATCTAATCCAGTCTTATGAACTAGATCATATGCTTCTTCATCAACATGCAATCTTTTTGCCATAGTATTCTTACTAGAATCATCCTTAACACTTACAGATATATCTAATACACTATAAGATGATATGTCATTATCATCTTTATCATTATAACCATGTTCGTTAATGTAATCAGCTTGAATACAAATAGCTTCCTTTATTTTTTCTTGTTGAAAAGAAGTAAGATTATCAAAACCTATTCTAACAATTCTATTACGAGTTATACTATCAATTTTTTCTTGAGACTTTTTAAGATATTTCTCCACTTCACTTTCGGGAATAGTTCCATGGTATTCATTAAGATAATATTCTTTGTCTACATAAAGAGTCATATAATCACTCCTTCTATCGAGAAATATTTTCAACTTCTTCTTTTATTTTTTTCTTATTTTCAGTTTTTTCTTTAGTAAATTTAAGGTCGTTCTTTATTTCAATATAGTTAGAATCATTTTTAAATTTATTTACATAATATAATAAATTTTCTTCAACAATTTTACCTGTTAATTTATTTTTGAACTTTGCCATTTTCATTATCCTTTTCAGGTTGATTTTTAATTATTAGTCCAACTGTTCTCATATTTTTATTCCTCCTTCAGTTAAGCTGTTGGTGCTGCTTTATGATGTAAATAAATACCTGCAACTTTATTTTCATAAACATCAGCAAGTCCATATTTTCTATAACCGAATTTCCAAGCATCAGCAGTTTGATTTTGCTCAGGAGTAATTACTTTTGGAGCTATATGTTTGTTATATTGCATTACAGCATCCTTTTGAATAACCATAAAGTTAATATCAGCACCATTTGTATCTCCAGCATCCGAACCTTTGGCATGTCTCTTGTATCCACCTTTTGTTTCGTTAGTAGATTTACCATCTAACATATCTATTGCAGTATAGAATCTTGTTTGTGGAACTAAGATAACTTGTTCAAATCTTGATAATACTTCTTTTGATTTAGTAGTATCCAAATCATCAATTAATCCTTTTAAAGTTGGAGTGATAAATAAGTATCTCTTTTCATAAGTTACTTCATCTTCATCCATTTTATTTGTTGCTGCTCTTAAAGCACTAATTACATCAGCACCTGTTGATAAAGTAGCTGGTGTTTCAACTTTGGAAATACCACTAACCCCTGCATATGTAGCAAATCTAAATGCATCTCCTTCTGGAGCAACTTTTGTGCGAATAAATTCACTAGCTAATTTTCCATATGCAAGTCCAGCAGTTTCTTCATTATCCATTGAATCAATGCTGAACATTCTACCTCTCTCATAATTAAATTTAACTGTTTCGTTTGTTAATGTTACATCCCCATTAGTGTAACCACTATTTCTGTCATAATCACCTAAAGCGTCCATATCAATTTTAGGAATTATAATTTCATCTGCATTTGCACCTTCTTGTGCTAATGAAGCATCACTATCTAATACAGAAGTTAATGATGCCAATTTGTACACTTCATCAAGTAAAGGTACGTATTTTTTGAATTTTGCAATACTATTTGCCATTATTAATCATCTCTCTTTCTTCTTTCTTTTTTAGGACTAAAATAAAAAGACACTTCTGTGTCTCAATGGCAATATTACTTTAAGCCCATAATTTTTCTCATTTCTGATATTTCATCAGTTTTTTCATCTTCCTTACCATCTCCACCAATTTTGAAAACCTTTTTTTCTTCTTCATTTTTGGTAACAAGTTCTGGAAAATCTTTAATGGTATCTTCAACTTCAGAATTTAATTTACTGATATCTACTTTACCATCTTTATCTAAGATATTAGATTTGTCTATAAGTCTTACAGCACGTTCGATTCTAGTCTCACTAACACCTTTTCTCAATAAAGCATTTTCAATCTTAGCATTAACTGCTTCAATTCTTGCTTCATCTCTTGCTTGAGTAAGTTCCATAGTCTTTTCATCTTGACTTTTATTGGCTTCTTTCTCAGCTCTTGCTTTAGCTAGAATAGACTTTGCTTCTTCAACATCATCAATTCCTAAGTCTTTTAGTAACTTTGCCTCAGCTTTTTTAGAATTTTTAAAACTAATGTCATTAAGTTCTTTGTCAGAATATTTTTTTTCATCTGTTTTACTTTCTTTTTTAGCATCAGTTTTAGTAGTTTCTTCTACTACTTCAATTGTGTTGTCTTTTGATTCTTCAACACTAGAATTTTGAACATCTTCGTTCATATTTTCCTCCTTTTTCTATGTTGGATAAGGTCATCCACACTCCGTTTATTCGTACCGGTCAAACGATATTTAGTGCATAATAAAAGTTGGTATTTTCTACCAACTTTATATTTATAAGCACCATAGAATAGATATAAGCCAGTCTTTTGTACTTAAACCATAGTAATTAGGTATTTTACTTTTTTCCTATGATAATTCCCAGTTCCTGTTATTCCACCTAACCGAATATAATATATATCTACTCTATGCTACATATAAAGTAGCAATCATTTGTTTATTGTTTCTCTATTTTTGTAATCTTGTTTTTTCAAGTTCTATTCTAATTGCGGATAGTTCACATACAATAAAGAATAATAAAATCGAAATTATTATTAACATTGCTATCATAATATTTTCCTTTCATGCATATACTATAAATGGTCTCAGCAGTAGGATTTGAACCTACAACCTCTAGTTCCCAAAACTAGTGCACTACCAAATTGTGCTATGCTGAGATTTGACAAATTATAGTTTTTCATGCTATAATTTAGTCAGTAAAGAAGCAAAAGCGTTGGTACAACAAGGTTGCTTCTTTTTTTTATTTTTTTATGTATATTTTTATATAATCATTTTTACCAATTAAAATAACTCTATCTATCCATAAATAATCAGGTTTATTTAATGCCTTTGTTATTTGGTGAGCTGCTTCGATATTAGTTAAATCGCACTCATCACGTAACAATGAGATAATTATATTTTTTGTTTGACCCTTTGCTTGATCAAACACATGAGTTATTTTATGTCCTTTACTTTTAATATTACTACTCTTTTTAGGAGCCTTTACATCGTAATATCTTTTATTAGTGTGCAATAATTTATTATAATATTCAGCATCTGGTGTCCTTACACCTTTTGCTTGAACTCTATGTATAATATTAAATTGGCCGCCTATTTTGTTTTGAATTTTCTTTAACGTTATTCTTTCTATGTCTGTTATGTCTTTAGTATCAAATAATGCATTCTTTGAGTTGAATTTTAAATACTTAGATATTTCAGGTATTACATTATCATTAGGAGTAGCTTTCTTTATTATCTTATTAGTGACATCTTCGTACGGCATCTCTTGTTCTACTACTAAAATATCTTTTTGCATTTCACAAGCTAATGCTTTTTGCCTATACTCTTTCCTATTATTGTAATCAATACTTCCAGTTCTTAATCTATTGAATTTTTTTTCTTGTCGATCATAATAGTTGTATTGACTTTGATTTTCTTCAGGCAATTCATAATCTTCATCCTTATCATAACTTATACCTTCTAATTCCGGATAATATGTTGTTAATCCATGTCTACAATTTGGATGTAAGAATCCTTGTTTCATTGCTTCACTTAATAACATATACTTTCCATCTTTTTTAGTTCCACCAGAATATACATCATCAATAAATATTTTATTTTCCCATTTTTGACATATAGGACAAGCACCACCATGAGAAGTTGATCGAACTAACACTCTACCTATTGATTTTCTAAAATCTCCTTCTCCCATTAATTGAGCTCTCAAACTTGCGGTTCTAACAGCCATTTGGGAGTAACTGGCAATGTTGACTCTTCTTCCGTCTTTATATTCTATACAATTAAATCCTCTACTCAAGAAATCTTTGCTTGCTTCATCAATTGCTAGCTTAGTTTTTTGTACTCCAGTTAATTCTTTAGTTGCCATATTAGCTGCTTGTTTTTCAGTGAATACTCCATTAGCAACAAAAAAAGCACTTTTATGAATGACTTGTCTATATTGATCATTTGCCATTCTTAAAACTGCTGTATTTGCCGTTTTTAGGTCATTATTAACTACTTTGATTAGATTATTAACCTTTCTATCATTTATTTTAAAAAAACTCTTATTTAATATTTTTTTTATGTTTTTTTTATCATTAGGAAATAATCTATTATATTTTTTTATCGAATCAATAGCACCTTGTTTTAATTCTTTTTGCATATGTTCTGATATCTTTTTGCTTAATCCTTTTGTATAATCACCGATTATACTTTTATTTTGCCTTTGATATCTTTTTAATTCCTTTAATTTTTCGGATTGCCATTGTGAATATTCAAATCCTACTATATTTTCTTCATTCAAATGTCTTGCATAATTTCTTTGCATAGATGCTATTAATTCAATTTCCATTTCTTCGTATAGTTTCTTGATATTATAATCGTTCATTGAAACCACCTACTTATTCTGATTCTTTTGTATCTTCTACATTATTTATCTCTTGCTTTTGTTCTAATAGATCTAAATCTTGATTAATGGCAGGTTCCTGCATGGAAACAATTCCTTTTTCTTCTTTAATTCTTTCAATTTCTTTTTGTTTCCATTTATCATCTTTAGTGTCTCCCCATAATTCTTCGACTTGTGCTTCAACACTCATTATGTTTGTTGTGCTTGCTTTTCCTACTGTCTCAACTTGTGCTTCAAAAGATGGATTAGCATAACCGCCAAACATTGGAACAACTTCTGTGTCTACTATATCTTTATTATTTATTGCATCTTCTACCTTGAATATCAAGTTTACTAACTCTTTAATAATATCATTTAATTTATTTACTATTTGATTTCTTCTATACAATGTAGTTTTTTCTTTTTCTCTTTGAGCTTCCGCATTATCTATCTTTTTAGTATCAATTCCTAAAGTACTTGGGCTTATTAATCCTGTTAAACATTGATCTAATGCTGTTATATAAGTACTTAATAATGCTTCATGAGGAATTTCACCTTGTGTTGTTTGGATTTTGTTATTTGCATTCTCTGACATATCAGATTCAGTCATTATAAAACTTACATCAAAATCATTTCTTTTTAGTACTTCGCCAGTTTCAGGATCTCTTGGCAATAACGAGTCAGGGATGTATTCCTTTAATTGCCCTTTTCTAATTGCTAACATCCATTGCGACCAAACTTCATCAAACGCATCAAAATTGTCCAGTTTGTTATCAAAATATGATTTACCTCTACCTTTGAATTTTTTTGACTTATAAATAATAAATGGTATTGCCATCATAAATTTTTTAGTATTTTCAACATCTTTATATTTTGATAGTTCGGGAAATTCTTCAATTTCTCTCTTTTGACCTTCACTATCAAACAATTCAAAAGTAATACCCTCTTTTGTATATCTTTCTTTTAAAGTATACTTTCTCTTATCAAGTATTTTCTTAGTTTTAAAAACGATAGCATTAATTCTTCCTCTTTCGTATTCAAAATCAACTCTTTCGCCATCATAGAACTCTACTATAGGATATTTACTTATATCTGTATCCACACTTATTTTAAAAGCACCATCACCAGATACTAAACATCCTTTAACAGAATCGTTAAGTAAATCTTTTAGTTTGATTTCTTTATCCATCTTATTCCATTCTTCTTGTCTTTTATCTACTTGAATATTACTCAAATCTTCAGTGGAAATATCAGCAATAGTATCTATTATCATTGCCGGTAAACCTGTGTGTATTTTTCTAATACTCATCGATTTTGAAGGTTGAGATGACCAAAAATGTTTATTAGCAAGTTCATTATCAAGTTGTTTATATAATTGATCAAGCTCACTTGAATCTCCTCTATACCAAATATTGTTGATAAAAGCTTGACTTTCAAAATTAGTTGTCTTATCAATCGTTATTTGTGAACTATTTGCTTCGTTTATTTCTAACCAGTTTTTTATCATGTTCTTTATTACTCCCATCTCTATTCGCTCCCTTCTGAATATGCGTCTTTGATTAATTGAGAAATTAATTTCCAATCACCAATTATCTTTTTATATGGTAGCCATGCATATTGACATCCTTGAATGTTATGGTCATTACCATCTTCCAACTTACCATCTTCAGTAAAACTATAAGTATCACATTCTGTTAGATATTCCTTACATGTATCTACAATTAAAAAATCCATAGTTTTTAACCAGGATTGTTGTAATTGAACTCTTGTAAGGTTTGTTGTCTTTTTCCATGCACCAACGAAATTGTATATGCATCCAACCTTTCTTTTATATTTTTGTGCTTCAGCTATCGTCCCAGCATCTGCACTGTCAATAAAAATATCCTTTGCAAATCCCCATTTAACTTTACACTTTTCAGCAAATGCTACTAATTTAGGTATTACATCACTAGGAGCAAATGGAATTGTTCTTTCTTTATTGTTTTGAGACTCCTCTTCTAACAATATACATTTATGATCATCAGTAATACCAACGAACTCAAATGTAAGTTTATCATGTGATTTACTACTATAGGATGTATCACATCCAATTGAATATTTAATGAACTTTCTTTTTATCTTAGGTATTTCTTCTTGCCAATCTACATAGATAGCTTGTTTCTCATTTATAATATTTCTTTTTTCTACATTAAACACTAATCCTGTTGCTTTACCTCTGATGCCTAAAATTTTATTCTTATACATTTTAGTACCAACTGATAATGCATTTTTTTTCTTTTCAATATCTTCGGCAGATAATGATTTATTATCTTTGAAAGTGAAATACCAATGAATCCAACCTTTTGTATAAGGTTCATTTAATTCATTTAACAATTCACTAGGATAATCTTTGGTATATTTTTTTAATGGTCTACTTCTATTTATATATTCCTTATAAATAGGCAATTTAGGATCATCAGGATTATTCGTTGTCATCATATAATCACATCTATGAGAAGCTTCTCTTACAAATTCCATATCAGCTATATTAACTTCATCTATGAATACACAACCAACTTGGCCTCCTAGTACTTTTGTCCATCTTCTTTTATCATCATATCCTACCACATATATAATCTTTGTTCCTTTTGCAGTCTTATACTCTATATGTGGTATTGATATATTTCCCGTTCCATTACCATTGTACTTAGTTACTTCTTGAAATTGGTCCAATAGACCTAATTCAGCATTAATTATGTTCTTTTCAGCAGTACCCTTATCAGCACCTGCTATGATATGAAATTTTTTATCATTATTAGCAACTACTAGCATCCACTTAAATATACCTATTGTCGTTTTACCTGATGCAGTAGTTCCTTCTAAATATTCATTAGTACCTTTTACACTTAAAAAAGTCTTATCTTTTTCACTAAGAATTAATTCCGACATCTACATCATCTTCATTTATCTCTTGCATTTGTCTAGCTACACTATTAATTACATTTGTTTGTGTAATTATAGGGTTCTCTTTATCTCCGGATAATCTAACATCTTGAATATATTGTCCATCCATTTTATTTAGAGTATCCAATGCCATTAACTTAGTTTTTAATTGAGAAGGGAACTCTGTTTCCACCATTTCAGTCTCTCCAGTTATACAATTAGTCTTTTGAATTACTTCAACTTCTTTTATATTACCTTTTATTACATCAGTAAGCCATTTCATGCGTTCTTTAGCACTCATAATAGATTCATCTTCTAATTGATTCATAAGTTCTTTATACCTAACCTGAACCTCACCTTTGTTGAATAATGCACTTGCTTTATTATCAATAGCTTCATCTTTATATTTAGCGTTATAAGCTTCTTTATATGCTTCTCTTTGACTCATACCTTTTACTATATTTTGTATGAATCTTTCTTGCTTAGCATTTAACATGAATTATCACCTCCGATTTATAGGAATATATATCTTTTCTCTTTCTTTTGAAGGAACTGATTTTTCTTTTTTTAATTCTTCTGTACATTTCTTGTTTCTTGGACAATTTTTACATAATGAATATTTAAAACATAAATTGTACTCTGTTTCTTTTTTCCCTTTCATTCTTTTTCCTCCAAAATAAAAAACAACCATTTAAGGTTGTTTCTGTGCAAAAAAGCACAACTCTAAATAGTTAACAATTAGTATCTTTAATAGATACTGTACTAACGATATATATCCAGATTTCCACTGGAATTTCTAAAGCCTGCTTAAAGTAACTTTAGCGCATTAATCTTATACTATCTTCAATATCATCAGTACACTATCTACTAGAGATAGTGAACATATATCTCATAGTTTGATAATAAATAGTTTCGTATCAGACTTTTTCATAATGGAATCAAACCATTAACACCCGTTCATGCGTTTTCAGAAGTGATTCGCCTCTTTCTACCACCTATGAGGTCGTGTTCTCCCTAATTATTATCTAATGTGATATATGAATTGATATGTAGTACTTGCAAGATAGATTTTTCGGTGTCTTACCACTTCTAACTTTACATATCAAGCATAGTGCCTTTTATAAGCACTATATCAAGTAAATACGTTGGAACAACCATTTAGGTTGTTAATAATGTCCTTCTTATGTCCCGATTTTAAACAAATACTGCACTGATGATATTACCGCTCTTCTATTTCTCACTAGCTAGTTTCTTTGAAATAGTTGCATATTTAAGAATATCATCAGTACACTATTATAAAGCATCTAGTCTTATTTCCACGCGGGAAAATAAGCTTATTTATAGTTGCTTTTTACCTTATCAAAGATAAGTCGGCGGGAATAGTCCGGCCCACGTAATGGAACAATATATTCTATTTTTCCATATTACTATTTTAACACTACCAGTGGGACATCAGTGGGACATCTTTTATATTTTACCATTTAATATATCTTTATAAACTCTTTTTGCTTGTCTGTCGCTGTAATTTGTTAATTCAGCTATTTCTAACCAAGTTCTTTTTCTACCGTGAGTTCTAATGAAATCCACATCTTCTCTTAACTCATAAACTTTTAGCTTGTATGGCTCTGATTCGGATATTCTTTTCATTTCTTTTAAAATGTATTCTTGATAACTTAATATTGCTTCTTGTAATGAATATATTTTAATATCTAGTTCTTCATCTTTTATTACATAGTGACTAAACTTATCAAATATGTTTTTAGATGATATTACTATGTCTTTTATTTTTATCGATGCTGGTTGTGTTTTTTGATAATTAATCTTTTTCTTTGTTAAGTATAGATCTAATTCATTTTCTAGTTTTTTTATTTCATTTTTAGCTTCTTCTATACTTAAATGTTTTTCTTTCATTTAATCACCTGCTTTATAACTCATTTGTTTAAATTGTTCGTTTGTTAATATTTTATCTATTTGATAATCAACCAATGTAATAGTTTGACCTTGTTTATTTTTTGAATAAGTAAATACATAATCTTTGTATATTTTCCAACATTGATATACTTTACCGTCCTTTCCCAAAATAATATCTCCTGATTTAATTAAATCAATTATATTAAAACTAGGCTCTCCAATAACATCTTTTTCTGTTATATATTCTTCACAATTCATGCAATCTCTATCAAGTTTATAACATTTATAGAAGTAATGAGTTGGGTCGTTTATATATTCTATAAGTTTACCAATTCCATTGTATTTAGTTCTAACATACATTCCAACTTCTAATTTCATTATTTCACCTCTTTCATTTATTTACTTCATCTATTAGTTCATTAATTTTAATAGCAAACGCTTTGTCCATATTTCTTGCAGTCCATTCTCCATTTGGAAAACCTAACGTTTTATCTCTGATAGTTATTTTTTCTATCTTTTTTGGTCCTTCGATTATTTCTACATAGTCGTTTAGAAAACCTATACAATATTCAAATTCATATTCAAATAAACCTTTACCATAATAACTAAAATAATCTCCGTTTTCTTTACTATATTCAAGTTCTACATTATCATATATTATTTTTTGAGGTGCTTTACCTTCTTTTACTAATCCTAATAATTCATACATTGTTATTTTCATTTACTCACCTACTTTCTTTTTTTTAATAACTTACATTCTTTTCTATACTTTTTTGAATACTTATATAAAATATTATCTACTAACATAGTATTAACTTGTTCTTGTGATATAGGGTCTATAACGCACCAATCACTTCCTAATAAATATTCTCTTAAGAATACTAAAGCCTGTTTATCGCTTAATTTAGGTGGTAGCATATTTTTGCTATCTTTAGAATGATCATCTACTAACCACTCAGTAAATAATCTATTCATTACTACACTTTACTTTCTCTACTAAACCTGCTTTTATTAAGTCGTATAATATATTAAAATTAGAAATTATCATTGAGTATTCTTTTGGTTCAATATAAACATATTTTGGTTTATAATCATAACCCTTTGTAATCCATACAAATAATTCATAATCAACACAATCTTTATAATAATAACTTTTTTCAGGTTCTTTTTTAAATCCATACTTTTCTAGTTCTTTTAAATCTATATTGTCTTTAATCTTTAACATTACTATCACCTTTTTCTTTCATCATTTTAATAAAATCATCTGTGTTAGCTACAAGATAATATTTTAGGATTAATGTAATTAATCTTACAAAAGGTATAAAAGATATTAATAAGTAATCTATCGTTGTTCTTATAACTCCATAAACTTTAGAATTATCATTTGTTTCTTTTCTAAGTTTGTTCCTAGCTTTTATAAATTGTTTTCTCATTAATATTCCACTTACTATGTAAATAGTAAAATATATCATTACTGTAATTAAATAAAATTTAATCATTACTATCACCTTTTTCTAGTTTTTCCATGCTAATTAATAATCCAGTTAAAAATAATGGTCCTGGAGCCCAATGGCTCATTCTTTCATCTTCTATAATATTTTTTACTTTATTCCAGTTGTCTTTTAATTGTTTGTTTTCACACTGTAATTCATTTATATTGTTCTTTATTTTATGATTTTCTATCGCCATAGATATACTACAAACACATGCTGTGATTATTGATATACAATTAATTAATTCCATTATTGTCATCAGTTCCTTCTAATTCTTTTAAAATCATACCTTTTTCTATTAATTTGTTTATTGTTGGTATTCCTACTGTTTCGTTGCCGTTTATAATTGGATAATAAGCAATTAATGAATTGTTATCTCCACTTCTTTTATGAGTTAACGGTAGTGTTATTTCTATAACATCTCCATTTTTTATATTTTCAAATGCTTTTGCTTTTGTTTTTGGCATATAAATTACTTTATATTTATTTTTTAATACTAATTCTTTAGTCATTTGACACCTCTTTCAACAATTCCACCATTTTTAATATATTCTTTGAGATTATCAGACATTATGCAGTCCCAATTACTTTTTAAAAGCCAATCGTATAAATTAGAAACAAGAACTATTTTATGTGGATTTGCTTTTAATGCTTTTATTAAATCATGAATGTTAGTTATCATTTTGATACCTCTTTTAATATATCTAAAATTTTATTAAAATCTGCACTCCACATTTGAAATCCTTGAGTACACTTTTCGCCATCATATTTTCCATATTTTTTTATCAAATTTATTGTTTTATCGATCACTTCTTTTTGTTTTTTTACTTGTTGTTTTAAATCGTTTATATAATCTTCGCTATATTCAAATTCACTACAATTAAGCCAATATTCAGTTGTTATTTTTCTTTTTGAGCAACAACTTTGAGGATAATCAAAGGATATTTCTTCAACATAATGATATTTACAATTTTGGCATTTTTCATCTTTATCCATATATTCACTTCCCTTTACTTTCTAAATATTCTTTTAATTTTGGATCATAATCACCCAATATTTTTATTGCTGTATAATAATTGTTTTTATATATAGCTAAATTTTCTTTTAACTTAATTAACTTTAAAACTAAAAAATAAATTATTATTATTAAAATTACTATCATTATCTTCATTAGCTCACCTCATTTACTATCGTAAGAATTATTAATAATATTGTTATAAACACTATCGCAATCCATCTTTCCTTCATATTTCCCTCACTATACCTTTTTGTTCAGAATTTGGCTTTCCCATTTTTTTAAAAATATATTTTGACTATTTGTTGTAGCTGCATTGTTTTTAGTTCTCTTTTGAACTACTTTATTTTCTCTAACCTCAACAGTTACTAAAGAGTGATTTATATCTTTTATCAATCTCATAAAATAAATATCACATTGACCTTTAGCTACTCTTTCAGCATAAGTTTTAACACAATTATTTTGTTGACTAGATTCTTCAACCAACTCTTCAACTGATTTCACTGGGTATATAATATATTGTTTATTTTGAAATTCATTTGTTTTAATTTTTTCATATCTCTTTTTTATTTGTTTAGTTATAACTTTATTTTTTCTTACTTGAATTTGATGTTGTAAATCATCATGTTTTTCTTTTAAATTTTTTGGATATAATATTGATTTGTCTTTTAAATCCATTTTTTGTTGTTTTGCCATTGATATATAATCTAGGTACATATATGTATCTTTATTTTTAATATGATATTTCATTAAGTCATATGGCTTACAATATTTTAATAACTCATCTAAGCGATAAACATTACAAAAATATTTAACAAGTTCATAATCTTTTATTTTTATTTTTTGCAAGACGCATAATTCTTCATAAGTAATATTGTTTTCTATCATAAAATTCAAATAACTTTTATCAAGTCTAAAAACATCTTCAAATTTTCCAACTTTGAAATCGCAATAAAAAGCTGCTAAATTATATAGTTTTGCTTTAGTTAAAATTTCTAAAGCATAGTCATTTTTGATAATTCCTCTTAAAATTTCGGCCACATCAACTTCAGCATTATCAAAAATTTCTTTTGGATCATAATATTTAGCTCCTAATGTATTTTTATCTACAAAGCACTTACCGTATATCATAATGTAATACTCTGGTTTCCAATATTCGGTCTTTTCCCAATAGTTAATATACCAATATCCGCTAATATTCCTTCTCATGTTATTTATCATTATCTTTAAATTTAAAGTTCCATCTTTCTCAATGACTTGTCTAGCATATTCAGTAATTATGAATTTCATTGATTTTGTTGAATTTGAATATGTACTTACAATTTCATAATTTCTTACTATGTATTTATCATTAAAATTTATTAAATACATAAAATAATCTTTATCTATATAATTTGTAGTTCTTTTGACTAATAATTTCTTCTTACAATTTGGACATTGTATATAATCATTAACTTTACATACAGCCTCAAATTCATGTTTACAATTGGAACAATAACAATTGTTTTTGCTTTTAATACAAATATACTTTTTTTGGTTTTCTACAAATTCTTTAAACTCTTTAGAATTTACATAGTTGTCAACATAATTATTAATTATGTCTATTTGTTCTCTATCTTTTTTCTTAATGTACATTAAAACAACGTTAGTTGTCCTTCAGGAGTCCAATCTTTTTTTACTACTTTGTTTGTTTTTTCTTGAACAACTTTTTCTTTCTTTTCTATATTTTTTACATTGTCACTTGAACTTAAATCTAAGTCCTTATTATCTTCATCCCAATAGTGAATTGCCCATCCAAATACAACATCATCTTTTATCATTGCCATATTGTTTTCTGATTTTTTCTTTGCTTCATTTACAATAAAATCTATCATTTGTTTTAAACTTTTTTCTTCGTTCAAATATTTATCATCCATATCAGTTCTAGATATTAAATATTTTACTATTTCAAGTACTGCTTCATCTTTAACTTCTGAAGCAAGTACTTTTATTCTTTCTATTCCGTTCACTATAACTCTCCCTTCTCGTTCAATTTTACGAACTTAATTATTAATCTAAACAAATCTTTTTTTGACATAGTTATCATTTTTGTTTGATGTGTTTTTTTCTCTTCAAAATCAGTTTTTATTAGTTCTTCAGTTAACCAGTTTTTGCTAAATTCAACATTACTATTTAAATCCATAATGCTTTCATCCTTTCGATTTCTTCTGGAGTTCTTGTGTCTATTCCTAGTTCTTTAGCTCTATCAATTACTTCATCAATAAATACTGACATTTCTTTTGAATTGTATACTGAACTACCATAATAGCAAATCACATTTGTATATCCTTCTAATTTGCTATTTTTTAAATCTTTCGCTATCCAACCTAGTCCTTTATGACTCCAACTTTCTAGAAATCTTTCTATTGCTTCTTTTCTAATCGGTAATATCTCATAAGGGCCTTTGAACTCTACAATAGTTCTATATATATCTTCTTTGTCTTTACTTAACTTAAGAGCTATTTTTCCGATTAACTCCCAGGCGTAATTATTTGCATCTAATGATCTTCTTTTTTTATGTTTTTCAATTGTAATATCTAAATCTTCTAAATCTTTTATATCATCATAACCAACCAACTCTTGACCTTTTATTTCAAGAGTCAGTTTAGGTCTATGAGTTATATAATCTAAATCTAGATTTACTACTCTACCTCGCGCTTTCATATATACCCTTATTAAAATGGTAAATCATCATCAGATAAGATTATTTCATCTCTTTTAACACTTCCGTTTGATTCAAAAGGATTTATTTCTTCTACTCTTTCAGCATACTCTGGTTCCGGTCTACTGTCTTTTTTGCTTCCTACAAATGTAATTTCTTCAATAATTATGTCTGTTGTATAAGCTTTAGTTCCATCAGGTCGTTCATAGCTTCCTGTTTGAATGCGGCCACTCAAGCCAACTTCACTACCTTTTTTAAAATGCTCACAAATTATTTCTGCAGTTTTTCTCCAAGCTACACAACTTATAAAATCTGCTTCTCTTTCACCCTCAGAATTAGTAAATGGTCTATTTACTGCTAAAGTAAATCTTGTATATGCAATATTACTAGAGTTATATCTTAATTCTGGATCAGATGTTAATCTTCCAATCAAGTTTACTTTATTCATCTAATCCTAACTCCTTTAAAGTGTATCTTTTTTTAACTTCCATGTTTTTGTACATTGTTCCCTTCTTAAAATTTGGTAAAGTCATCGAGTCATCATTTTCAAGATAAACGAGAATGTATACAACACCATACTCATCAAGTGAATTTTCTAAACTTATATATTTTATTTTTTTTCTAAAAGGTTTTATAACTTTTCTTAAATATTTTTTTTCTTCGTCATCAAGTATTTCTTCAACTTTATCTAATATAATTGTATTAACTAAAAGATCATTATCTAATCTTACACAATTATCAGACCATATTTCTCTTATTATAAAAGTTCCTTCGAAACTATCAAAACTAGCATTTATTAAAAAGTTCATAGTACTAATTCGGGAACCATTAAAATAGTTTCTTGCAATTTCTTCTAGTGTTACATTTTTTCTAATTTTTACTTTATCTCCAACTTTAAATTTCATATAGTACCTCTTTAATCTTCTATTTTTAGTGGAATACCAAATCTAGCACCCATTATCTCTACAAAATTATCTCTAATTATTATTGTTGACATCATATCCCAGTCAGTATTTTCTCTAACATATTGTAATAATTGCATTGCTAATTCTTCTACTTTTTTCATTTTTTCTTGATTTATTTCTCTATCCATATTATCTTTCTTCCTTTTCTATTAACTTATCAATTTCTTTATTAAATTTTTCAACTTGTTTATTATATTTTTCTAATTTATCTTTAATTACTTCTTTTAATTCCATGTATGCTTTTTCTATATCTCCAAAAACAATTTTGCTAATAATAGAACCACTACTAAATTTAATTGATACTGCATGATCCAAACTATTCAATGTTTGTTCATAAATATCTATTTGTGCTTTCTTTAAAAAATCGTCTAATTGAGTTTTTATGTGATAATCATAAGTTGTTTCTATTTCTCCGTTTGGTGTTGACAGTTTACCAAAAAAACTTAATTTTGCTTTTACTTCACAGTAATTTAAGTTCCAACTATCTTTTCTAAATTTATCAGCCTTTCTTAAGTCTTTTTTTAATTCTTCAAAATTATTGTATCTTGACATATTTAATTCGATGTCTTTTAATTCAAACCATTTATTATTTTTATCTTTCATATTTTTCCTCTTTCTAAATATTTTTTTAATAACTCTAAAGCCATTTGTTCGTTTATAGGTATATTTACATACTTACGAGTGTTTTCTCTTAAATGAAGTGCTTTTAATTGTTTAATTTCGATATCGTAACATTGTTGATACCCTATTCGATATAAATTTAATTGATATGCTAAGTACTCTTTATCTAGTACTGATGTTCTTTTTATATCTCCTAAACCTATATCTTCTTCAATTTTTAAAACTAAATCTAATCTACCGGCAGCTACTGGTACATTGTCTTGAAATAAGATTATTGGTACTTCATTATCTAAGCACTCAAATTTATAATGTTTCTTTAGAAACTTATAATTTCTTAATTCTACTAAATCACTTTCAATATTTGATTTTTCAAAATTTTCAATAGCTTTATGTACTGCTGTTCCTAAATCTGCTGCTCGATTCAATACCTCTTTTGAAACGCCATCGTATTTATTCCCAAACTTTATTTTAAGTATTTGAGTTATAGAAGGAACTATTATTCCATCTACTAAATATGTATGAGTTTCATCTATGTATTCTAACGTGTGTTCTTTAATTTCCCACGTTTCCATTTTATTTAACCTTTAATCTGATACTTGATTTTACTGGACTAAATTTTACATATTCATCATATAGATCAGGTTGTTCTTCTCGTAGTCTTTTACTATCTAATGTTTCTCTTTCACTTGGAGCAATATAATTAATCATTAAATCTTCAGTTTCCAATTTAATAATGCTTTTACTTTCCATTTCAGTAAGGATAGCTTGCTTTAATTCATCTTCCTTTTCTTTTAATTCTTTAATAGCTTTTTCAAACTCTGCTATTTTCATAGATGTTTCAGCATCTAATACTGCTATTTCATTTTCAATTTTAATTAGTTCCATAATTATTTTCCCTTCTTTATACTTGCTATTAATTCGCTAGCTTGTTTCATTGTTAAATCTTCTATTTTTTCTATTTCATATTTAGTACATACTTTAGCTTTTCCATCATCACTTAACTGACTTAGAACTTTTATTTGTGCTGCTGTTATTTTTGTTTCTTTTTTAGTGCTTTTATCTAGATCATCAGGATTCATACCATCAATTACTTCTCCATCAGTAATACCAAAAGCGTTTAAGTATAAATATCTTTTGTAATATGTGTTTAACGCTCCAAGATATTGAATATCTTGCATTGATTTGACTTCATATACCTCTTCCGTATCTCTATCGACTCTCCTATTTGTAGGCGTATCAAATAATACAAATGGCATTGTATAAGTATTTATTTCTTCACCTTTTTGCAATTCTAATGTTGCATAATCATCTTTGATATAAAATTTATCATTAACTTTTTCTTCTAACATTAATTCATTTAATTTAGGTAAAAAATCTGCTAATTCAAAATAATCAAATCCAGCAAATTTATTTTTTCCGCTTTTCTTCAATTTTGCATCTTGTAGTTTTACTCTAATGCTTATAATACTTTCATTTAAATTTTTATTTTCTTCCATAACTATTTCTTCCATAACTATTTTCCTCTTGCAATTAATTGATAAGTTTTTAATAATTCTTTTAATTGCATTTTTTCTTTCTCTATTTTTTTAATTTTTTGATTTTGTTGTACTGCATATGAAACGATTTCGTTTATCATTTCATTTTGCATATAACTTTTTTCGAGTTCTTTTTGTAATTGTTTTTCGTAGTTTGATGTAATAGCGATTGCAATTAGTAACATAATTGCTATTCCAATACAAATTCCTAAAACTAATAAATTAATAACTATTGCTTCATTCACTTTGAATCACACTTTCTAATTTGATATACACTTACGCGTATTCCGGAGTAATTATCTCTTTGTTTATCTCCAACAGGTTCAATTTTTCCCTGTCTAGATAACTCAGTCAGTCTTGGTGCAACTTGTTGTCGAGAGTCATCAGGTGTTAAACCTCTTTTAAAAAGTTCTACTGCTATGTCTTTAGCTGACATTGGTTTATCAAACTTTTTCATGATTTCAAGTATCTTTTCATACATACCTTTTTTATCAACTATTGAGTTTGCTATTGCTCTTGTTGTAAATGTTATTCTTTCTCCAACTCTTCTCTCAGTAATTTCACTCATTATCTTCTAACCAGTTATAACTAAAAAGTTCTACCGGTTGTTCTTCCTCCTCCCTTGCTTCTTCACTTTTTTTTAAATCTTCCAGATTATTTATTTGGTACTTTTTCCAGTTACGCAAGATTCCTTTTGCGTAGTTTAGATTTTTTTTATTCATAATAGCTGATTGTTTTATAGCTTCTAAAACTAGATCTTTATCATAAGTTTCTAAAAGATAATCTAATAATTCTTTTTCTGCTGAATTTATCATACGCGCGTATTTTTCTTCTAAATAAGAATAATAAGAAGTATTATTATTACATTCTTTACATTCTTGTTTGTTTTCACTTGAATTACAGTTGTTTTTCACTTGTTTTTCATTTGAATTACACTTGTTTTTCATTGGAATTTCATTTTGTTTTTCACTTGTTTGTGTTTCTTCTTGATTAAGTGCCGTATTTAAAACATTTTCAGTGATTATTTGTTTTTCACTTTGATTTTCACTTTCTTGTTGAATTTCAGTAGAATTACAGTTGTTTTTCAGTTGCTTTTCAGTTGTGTTACATTCGTTTTTCATTTGAATTTCATCTGAATTACAGCTGCTTTTCATTTGAATTTCATTTTGTTTTTCACACGATTGATATTTTTCCCAATTTATCACTGTAATTAGAGAGTTTTTATTACTCGCTTGTTTTTCAATTTGTTTTTCAACTTTGAAATCATTTAATACACGATGTACTTTCACATAATTAATGTTTAGTTCTTCAGCTATTGCTTTTGACCCTACAATTAGTTGACCAGGTTTTAAAATGGTCTTTTCACCTTTAAAAATTACGGATATTTCTTTGTGTGTTGCATTTAAAAGTAAATAAATCCAAATTGCTACATGATCGCTATCTTTCCAAATAATTGGATTATCTAATATTTTTCTATAAAGTCTTACATATCCTAATTCCATATTGAATTAACCTCTTTTCTAAAGAAGAATTAATAGTAAATATGAAATTCCGAATATAGTGATACAATCAAGTATGTCGTTTAAAAGTTCTTTTTTTGTCTTTGGAAATTCTAAGTTTAATTCTTTCATTATTCTCATATTCTTCTCCCTTCTTGCATGTTGAGTATTTTTACAAGTGTTCCAGCACTTATATTTGATTTATTTGTAAATATTTGTTATACTTTAAAAGTAAATTTTATTTACAAAGTGTTTATTGATTGCTCAGTGTTTGAGCAATCTTTTTTTATGCCCATACATTCATCAAAAAATGTTTTTAAGACTTTGCCTTGGATATAAACAGAGTTTGGATACATTTTCTTGAATTTGTTGTTAAGCTCACGAATGATCTCATACGACTTTGTTTGGCCTGCACCAGTGATGTTCATAACATCTTCTACTGTGTAATATTTCATACAATTCCTCCTATTCTTTTACACTATTGATTAACCCCATTCAAATATTTATAATTAATTTTGAAAGGAGGTAGTATATTGAGCAAATCGAACTTTAAAATAAAGTTTAAAACAAAACCAAATGCTTTAAAGAATGCTATTAATCAGTCAATTAATAATTTACAGTTCAATATAACTTGTCCAAATTGCCAATCAAGTTTTCCGGTACAAGGTTCACAATTTGGTCATGAAGTTGTATGTCCATCATGTGGAATAAATATAAGACTTAATAACAATAGTCTTAATGGTGACATTAATAAGCTTCAAAAAGACTTTGATAAATGTTTTAAATAATTTATTTAACTTCTATTTTGGTATTTTTAATATCATTTAGAAGTTCTTTTATTTTGTTTAATTTTTGCATTAATTCTTCATATCCTATAAGTTCTATGGATATTTTTACGCTTTCTTCTTTCATTTGTTCTCTCCTAATCTATAATAGATTTGTTTTTATGCATTTTCGCATTAACTATATTAAAAAAATGATAACAATCTATTCCATATACAAGAAGTATTTTATCTAATTTGTCTAAAACAATAGTATTAGGATTGTTTTCATATCTACCAATTGTCATTACATCTATTTCAGACTTCTCAGCTACTTCTTGTTGAGTCATATGTTTTTCAGCTCTTATACTTCTTAATACAGATGATACAGTTTCTTTGAACTCTTCCACATTTTACCTCCTATCCGTTTTTATTGTATAATGCTTATTCGCATTTGTCAATACCAAAAATGCTAAAAAGCATTATAAATATTGCATTTTTAATGTTTTTATGCTATTATTACCTTGTAAAGGAGGGAAAAATGAGCTATTTTAGTACAAATTTAAAATTTTTGAGGGAGCAAAAAAAATTATCTCAAAACAAGTTAGCTGAGATGGCTAATGTTAATCAAACCACGATTATGAGATGGGAATCTGGCGAAATGTCACCATCATTAGATAATATATATGATATAGCAAATGCATTAAATATTTCAGTTGCGGATCTAACAGGTAAAAATTTAAAAAAAGATAATGTGGAATTTGATGAATTGGATTTATTATTTGATAAACATAAAGATATTTTAACTGAGTCAGATAAAACATTAATAAAAACTATTATAGAGCAAAGAAAAAAAGAAATTGATAAGGAATTAGATGGAGAATGATAAAATTTAAGGATTTATTAATGTCAATATATTATTCTTTTAATTATCATTTAGAAAAATCTATATCCATATCTAGAGAAAAAGAAATAATAGATAGAAAATATAAGCCGTATATTGACAGGCATTATGAAATATTAGAAGATCTAAAAATTAATCGTAATCTATTTTCAAAAGCAATAAATTGCAGTGATATTAACAATGCATATACAAAAGAATGTATAAAATTATGTTATGAGGATTATGGTCTAGCTGAATATATTATTCGTTGGCAAAAAGAATTATCAATACTAATGAATGAAAAATATGTTCCACTAAATTACGGAAGTAGCAGCATTCTTATAAAATTATTGGAAAAACAAGGAAAATACGAAGAAGCGATAAAAATGTGCAATAATTATATTGAATTGGGTTTAATTAATGATGGTACAAAAGGTGGAATTGTTGCTAGAAAAGAGAGACTTATAAAAAAGTATGCTAGTATAGGTACTTAATATAAATATAAAGAATAAAGAGGTATTAAGTATGATAAATAAATTATTAAAAGGAGATATAACACAACAAGAATTATTAAATTATTATAATGCTAACATTACATATGTTAGTTTAAGCGAAGGAATTAATGGATTTGTATTTTTCTATAAGAATATTTACAATATTATAATTAATTCTGATCTTTCTTACTATAAAAGAAAGAAAACTCTACTACATGAACTTGCACATATAGAGCTAAACCAATTGTGTCAAGTTGATAAAGATTTATTTGCTTTTAAAGTTGATAAATATGAAGACGAAGCAGATAAATATATTAAGTTTATTTTAGAAAGCTTAAAAGATGAAAATCTTATGGCATAAAAAAAGCCGTGCTGGAACACGACTTCCGAAGTAAAAAAACTTCTAAGAAAAAATACTCAACATGCAATTAAGGATTTTTTCTATGTTTTAATTTTATCATAGAATTTGTCCTGATTCAAATAAAAAGAAAGAAAAGAGGACAAAATATGGATTTAAAAATATATAAAAAAACTAGATATCAAAACATCTATAGGCATAAAACAAATAAAAATTATATTATTATGATGAGCAAGCCGGTCAAGACAAGTATTTCAAAAATTGACAATAGAAAAATAATAACAATAGAAGAAGCAATTAAATTAAGAGATAATTACAGAAAAAAGCAAGAATTAGCTCTTAATTCAATAAATAGCAATATTTTTAACATTCTTTGGAATAAATATATAGATTATTGTAAAAATATAAGTAAATTATCTTATAATACATTGAAGAAAAAAGAAAGATTGTACAAAAAATACATATGTTATTTTGACAACTATAAAGTTAATAAAATATTGCGCAATGATATAGTTAATTTTATAAATAATATAAATACAACAGACAAACAAAAAAATGAAATTTTAGTAATAATAAAGGGATTTTTTAATTGGTGTGTAAGTCAAGAAATTTTGATTAAAGCACCAAGTTATGCTATCAAAAAACTAAAAGTAAATAAACCGGAAATGAAATATTGGCTTCCAAAAGATTATAAAAAATTTATGAGTTATATTGATTCTGTAGATACCCCTACTAGTCATATGATAAAAACTCTAGTTTTATTAGGCTTTATACTAGGAGATAGAATTGGAGAAACAAGAGCGTTGACTTGGGATAGAATTAATGAAGAACATCAAACAATAGAATTATTTCATTCTATAAATTATGATCCCAAATCTAAAGACTATTTAAGTAGTACTAAAAATTATAATTCTGAAAGAACAATAGATGTGTCGCCAAAACTAATAGAAGAATTGAAAAAATATAAAAACTATGTTTATAATCTATATAATGAACTAAATCCTATAATTTTTTATAATTATAAAACTAAGCGCCCCTACTCTGATACACATTTAAGAGAAATGTTTAAAGAATATTCAAAAAAAGCAAATGTACCGGTGATACGATTGTATGATTTAAGACACACTTATGTCACTTTAATGATGAGTGAGGGCTGGGAATTATATCACATAAGCAAACGTTTAGGGCATAAAAACTATGCAACAACTGTAGATAAATATGGACACATTGAAGGAAAAATAAGAAAGGAGATAGCAAAAACTACTGATAAGTATATGTAATTAAGAGTAAAAGTCGGAGTAATTTTATAAGAAACATCAGTAAAATAAGGGATTAAACGAGGTACTTATAACCACCTCACTTGCTCCAAATGTTTTAACGAAATCCCTTAAAATAAGGGTTTTTTTATGTATATTTTTACTCTCATTTCGTATTTTTACTCTCATTTCACATACTTCGGAGTAATTCGGGAGTAATTTTTACTAACATTTTTATGAGTAATAATTGTATAAATTTAAAACAAAAACTTGATAGAAGTTTGTATTGTAAAATTAATAAATGTTCAATAACATTAAAAGACTGCAATAATTGTAAATTTAAAGAATATAAAGAAATAAAAAGAAAAGAAATTAAAGGAAAAAAGCATAAATTAACAAAAGCAACTGAAATACCTAAAAGCGTTAAATTAAAAGTTTGGGAAAGAGATAATCATAAATGTATATTTTGTCACAAACATGTCCCATGGAATTTAGCAAATTCTCATTTTATTAAAAGGTCTCATAATGGACTAGGTATTGAACAAAATATTTTTACTGCTTGTGTTGAATGTCATCAAAAGTTTGATGATTCTATTGAAAGAGAAAATATGAAGATTATTGCCTTCAGTCACTTGCATAAATTTTATAAAAATTTAAAAGAAAGTGATTTAGTATATAAAAAATAGAGCATAAAAAAAGAAGCACCACTAGGGTGCTAATTTTATTTCTTAAATTCTTTTGCTTTAGCTAGTGAACTTTTACCAAATAAGCCATCTGCTTTTATTTCAACTTTCTTTTGGAATTGCTTTACTGCTTCTTGAGACTTCGCTCCTAAAATACCATCACAAACTAATTTCATATCTAAAGCCCAATTAAGAAATGCTTGTAATTTTTTAACTTCAGTTCCTTTATCATTTTTCTTAAAATATCCTCGTGTTGGTAGCTTTGGAAATTCTTTAGAATATCCACTTTTTTCTTCCGTTCTAGTTTCTTCATCAAAATTATTAGGACTATATATAAATCCTAGTAAATCATAATCACTATAACAATAGTTGTTAGATTTCTTTACTGTTCTCGTTTTAAACAAATATGAATTATAACCAGACATAGATAAAAGTAAATCACCATTTGCCTTTATCTCTTCGACTATTGCAACATGTCCACCATTCTTGTTTTTATGTTTATAAACTATAACAGCTCCTACTCGTGGAGTTTTACCCTTTTCATATTTTCTAGTTTTATCGTACCAATTTTCTGCGTTGCATGTTGGCAAAGAACATGCTGTTATATTATTTATTTCCATAAAACGACTATGTGCATAGTGTGTGCAATTACCTTTTAGAAGATTATGTCTTTTAAACATACTATATTTTCCTTTATAAAAAGGAGAAAAGGTAGAATAAAACTTATTTGATTCTGCTGGAGCAGTTAATCTTTTTACAAATTCCATTATTTTCTACCTCCATTCAATTTTCCATCATCTAAGAAGTCTTTAATTACATCAAACATTTTTTGTAGTAACCATCTTAATGCATTTTCATTTATAAATATAGATACAGGATATGGAAGAACACTAAATAAATGCTCCACTACATAATCCATTTTTTGACCACTCTCAGCTTCGTTCTCGGCCTTTATGAATAATTGATATACTTTACTTCTAAAATTGCTACATAGCTTTAAAGCTACTATTAAAATAGCAATTATTAATAATACTATTATTGTTAAAATTATTTCTTCTTTCATTTAAATCACTTTCCTTCTTTTATCGTTTCTTTTATATATTCAACATTGTCGCTGATTTTCTTTGCTCGCTCATCATGTTTAATAATGTACTCTTTTAGAACTTCAGTTGTATTGTTTATAGCATCTATTGACTTTGCTATATTTTCATTGGATTTATCCATACGAATCAACATAGCTTGATTTTCTTTGTCTCTTTTTTCGTTTTCTGCAATTCTTTTTTCATTTTCTTCTGTCTTTTTAGACTTTTCGTTTAAATAATTCCAACAAAAAAGAGCAGCCAACAAAGCTGTTCCTCCGAGAGAGCCTATCGAACTTAACAGATCTAACATTTCTTTCATAATCTTCCTTCACCTACCTTTCTAAATATTCTCTAATTCTTCTTCTAAACTTCTTATTTTTATTCTAATATTTTCTCGTTCAGTTTTTATTGTAGAATATTCTTCTTCAGTGTAGTAACCTTCAGCATATTTAATTGCTTTATAGTCTGTAGAAGAAAGATCATTTTTTAATTTAGTTATTTGAGAATTTATATCATTGATTTCTTGTTTTCTTTTATTTTCTTTTAATTCTTCAGCTGTATACTTTTTGAAAACATAAACTTTTTCTTCTTCATCATGTGCTTCAACTGGCATTACTGCTTGAACATCAATGACATATTTCACATCTTTTCCTCCATTTGGATATTCTTTTATCGTTTCATAATGTCCTTGTTCTTTTACTTCTTTCACTTCTGCTATATGATTAATTATGATATCTTCTTTTAAATAACCTTCTTCATAATTTAAATCTTCTTCAGTTAATATTTTTGTTTTTTCTTCATTATATATTTTCATATATACCTCTTTCTAGTTTTAGGCAATTCGATGCCAAATGTATACTGCGATGTATGGTGGCATATTATTGTGTGGCTGATTTCCTCCAGTTGGCATAGTGAAACACAAAGAATTTCCTTCACCACTTCCCTCCACCTGTCCAATTCTGTAAGGATAACCATTTCCGCCATTATTGTAAGTACTGTGAACATGCTCAGCTAATTCATCAACTGTTAAAGTATGATTTATTTCTCCGCCTATTGTACCTAATGCAAAGATATCCCCACATCCTAAAAGAAACTTGTCTTTTATCAACTCCCAAGTTCCACCGTAAATACTAGCTGGACTTATATCACTATCAGTAATATAAAAAAATCCTATTGGATAATAGGGATATGGGTAGTATACATTTCCATCTCTTTTAAATTTTATACTTTTATTCATTAAAGTAACTTATTCAGATATTTTTTTCCAAAAGTAGACTGCCAAATAGGGTGGCATATTTGATATTGGTTCATCTGAATCATATCCAAAATCTTGAAGGCACGAATTGTAAAATCCTTCTCCTACATTTCCACCAGTCCATACTGAGTAACTTAATAAGCCTCCTTTGTAAACATTTGATACCGTAGTTCTTCCTGGTAAGTTTTCTTGCTTTATTACATGACTAGAACTACCTCCTGAACTACCTTTTTCATATATATTACCTGCTCCAATCAAAAACTTGTCTGTTATTAATTCCCATGTGCCTCCATATATGCTCGCTGGACTTATATCTCCAATTGTGATAAAAATAAAACCTATTGGAAAATAACAATTAGGATAATATTTATCAGTTCCACTTTTAAATTGAAATATTTTCTTCATTTTTGTTTTTTTGTTTAAGCAATTTTAATCCAAATATACACTCCTAAATAGTATGGATAATATGGTTGACCGCCTCCAGAGTCAGTTATTCCTCCAGAGTAACTACCAACTTCACGACTTAATCCGACAGACCAAAAATCTCCACTTCCAGAATTGACTCCTGGAATCATTTTAATGACATTATCTCCATTTGGATCTAATCTAGTTCCGGCCATTTGAATACTATGAGTATGAGTTGATAAAGAAGAAACTGGTATTCTATGATCACTCGATGTTCCGCCAATAGCTCCAGCATTGGATAAAACATTTTTTAAATATACATCATTTTCAATTTTTTGCCATGTTCCACCATATAAACTGGCTGGACTTGTACTATCTGTGCTGATATATACAAATCCTACTGGATAATACGGATATGGATAAAACCTGTCATTTCTTCTTTTTAAATATCCACAAAGATTAGGCATATATATCACCTATATTACTTAAACTACTTCCTCCCATCTTGAAGGAATAAAAAAGGAAGAAACTAAATAAGTTCCCTCCTCTCTTGTAGTAAATATATTTTTGGCGTAAGCCATGTATGTATGTATGTATGTATGTATGTATGTATGTATGTATGTATGTATGTATGTAT